GTTTCGGGCTCGGCCAAGCGGGCGCGGAGGGCTTCGACACAATCGTGTCGAGGCCAGACCAGTGCTGTAGCTACATGCGCGGACTCCAGCAGGTTCAGCGCCTGCTGCATCACTTCGCGGTCAGTCATCATTCGCTTCTCCCATTCATCCTGCGCGCCTTCTCGGCACGCTCGTAATCGTCCAGGCAGTCCTTGTCGCAGAACCTCGCACCGCCTTCCACCGGCTCGGCGCAGGAGTAGCACTGGCCAACAGCAGGCAGAGACGTACGGCGGCGCGTGAGGGCGTCTTTAAGGTGCTGCTCTGCCGTGAGGTCGGCGGCGTCGGCTTCGTCCATGTCAGGCTACCTCTGCGAATAGGTCGTCGGTCATCACCTGGTTGCTGAACTGCGCGGCTACAACGGCGGCCGCAACGGGCGGGCACACGCTGTTGCCGCACATCCGAACCTGCGCGGTCTTGGTCAGTTCGCGCCCGTCCGCCGTGCGGTCGATGATGTAGGTGTCGGGGAATCCCTGCGCCCGGTACAGCTCGCGCGGCTGGAGCATCCGCATGCCGATGTCAGCGATGTAGTGCGGCTCGCCGCTGACGGTGACAAGCCCGAAGCGGTGCTTCGTGGTTACCGTGTGCAGAGGCTCGAGCATCTGCGGGTCCTGGTCGGTGCCGTAGTACTTGATCAGCAAGGCATGCACCAGGCTGTGATGGTCGATGGTCGTTATCGTCCCGATCGGCTGGCGCAAGCCTTGGCCGACTACGCCGCTGTAGTGCTTGGCGAGGAACGCGGCGACGAGCGCGTGCTTCTTTTCGCAGACCACGGTGCCCAGCGGCTTGTGCAGGCCGGGGACGCGCGGCAGCTGGCCCTCGCGCTCGCCGTAGCCCATCTGGATCAACGTCGGCGACACCAGCGCCCGACAGCCGCCGCGCTCCGTGGCGATGGTCGAGAACGGCCGGAGCGAATCCTCGACCTTGCCGCCGTGCGCCATGTTGACCACGAACGGCCGCGGCTCGTTGACCACATACCGCATCACGCCCGATGCGATCCGGCGCATGGTGGCCTCGGCCAGCGGCCGATCGCGCTCGAAGATCGACGGGCACGACAGCGACCAGTCGATGCACTCGGCCGCGGTGCGGTGCGGCGTCAGGCCGCGCCCGTGCGTCGGTGCCGGCCAGCGGATCGGTGCGCCATCAGACCGGGCCACCAGGAACAGCCGCCGGCGCGTGGTCGGCGTGCCGTAGTCGGCAGCGACCAGCTCGCGCCAGTCCACAACGTACCCGGCAGCGCGCAGACTGCCCACGAATCGCCGGAAGGTCAGGCCCTTGCGCGCTGGGCACGGCTTGCCGTCTTCGCCGACCGGACCCCAGCCCGCGAACTCCTCGACGTTCTCGAGCACGATCACGCGCGGCTTGACGGCGCGCGCCCAGCGGACGGCGATCCACGCCAGGCCGCGGATGCGCTTCTCGACCGGCTTGCCGCCCTTGGCCTTGGAGAAATGCTTGCAGTCGGGAGACAGCCACATCATGCCCACCGGACGGCCGGCAGTCGCCTCGACCGGATCCACCTTCCAGACATCCTCGCAGTAGTGCCGGGTCTGCGGGTGGTTCATGGCGTGCGTGGCGATCGCGTCGGCGTCGTGGTTGATGGCGATGTCGGGGCTGCGTCCGAGCGCCCATTCCATGCCGAGCGATGCGCCGCCGCCGCCGGCAAAGCTGTCGATGATCAGTTCGTCTGCGTGCAGGCGCAGGACCGGGGCGCGCATCATTCCACCCTCCAAACCCGCATGCCGCCCTCGGCCTGCCTGCTGGTGTACGACCGGCCGGGGTTAGCCTTGCGGACGGCCCGCACCATTACATGCACGGCTTCGGGCGAGTGATGGGCGCGCGGGATCAGCACCGAGTCGCCCGGTTCCATGTTGTCGAGGATGGCCCGCGCCGGCGACTTCTGGCCGATGCGCCGCGAGCGCGGGATCGGCACGCCGCGCTCGACCTTGAGCTCGGGCAGGGGCTGCGGCTTGAGGACTTCGGAAAGTGCGGGCATGCGCTCGCCGGGGCGACGGTCGCCGCCGAGGATGGTGACGGTGCGCGCGCTCATGCCTCACCCGCTGTGGCTTTGGCGATGGCAGCGCGGGCGACCTTGGCAATGATTTCGCACACGTCTCCGTTTCCCGGCGCGAAACATGCGATCTTGTCGAGCGCTTCCAGCAACTCCGGCGCGGCGGCGATCAGGCGGGCGTCTTCCGGTTCGATGAATCCGGTAACCTCTTCGCCGTTCGCCCCATCAACGGCCATCTGGCCGCTTTCATAGGCTCCGATTTTCCACGGCCCCGGCGTATGCGCGGTCATGACGCGGCCTCCGGCCCCGCCGGGAAGTGCGCCCAGAACACCGGCACGGGCGCGGGAAGCGCGTCGGCGTAGCGCCAGGCGGCGTCTTCGAAGAAAGCGGCGAACGTGTCGCCGTCGCTGTCGGCCGCGATGACCAAGATGCCGTCGTCGGGCAACTTGTCGCTGGTGCGGTGCCATTCAAGTGTTGTGGTGATCATGCTCCCTCCTTCGTCTCGTTGACGTTGAACATCGCCCGCTCGCGTTCGCGGCGGGCACGCTGCGCCACCGATCGAGCATAGCTCCGGCCCGAGATCTCGGCCAGTGCAGCAGCACTCATGCGATCGATGTATGCGTGCAGGCGCGCGCGGGCCGCGGGCCACAGGCGGTCGAAGGCGTTCATGCGCCCTCCCGGTAGTCGATCCCCGACAGCCGCAGGCGCAGGCGCAGAATCCTCGCGTGGTGCACGTTCAGCGGGCTGTGCGGGCCGCGCGCGAAATTGCCGGCGATGAGGCCGCGCCGGAGGTCGCGTGCGTCAAGGCCCGCCAGGTCAGCGTAGTGCTCGAATGCTGACGGCTCGAACAAGAACTCGAGCGCGCTCATGGCGTGCCTGTCGATCGTGCGCCGAGTGGCCTTGCCCGCCTTCTCAGCCCCGTTCGGGTCGCAGACAGCGTCGAGGACCGCGCGGGCGATGATGGCCGAGAACAGCCGCGCGCAGGCGGCTTGATCGGGGCTGACCCCTGGCCGGGTTGATATCAGGTCAATCATGCGGCCTCCCTCTGCGCTGCGCGGGCCATCGTGCGCGAGACATCGGTGTCGCACACCTTGGTCGGGGTGAAGCCGTGACGCAGCACACTCAACTGGTGCGCGTCAAGGTAGGCGTTCGCCGCGGCCCTCTTGGCCTCGAGGCTGTCGGCGCCGGCCAGGCGCTGGGCTGGGGTGATGTAGTCGATCATGCCAGCCTCCACACGCGGACACCGTCGTCGGTCAGGCGCACCGCGTACTCCTGGCCGATGCCCTTGTTCTTCGCTGTTTTGGCGTAACCGTAGAGCCGCTTGACCTCGACGTTGCGGAACAGGCGCGACTGACCGGGTTTCAGTTCCAGCACTGCGGCCGCGGCCAAACTGTGCTGCTTGCCGGGTTTCTTGGGCACCGGAATGCCGACCTCGATGTCGCCGATCTCCGGCTCCGGGGCCGGCCGGCGCGCGAGGCGCACGCTGGCCAGATCTACAGCCGGCTTGTTGAGGATCGTTCCGTAGGCTGTGGTTCTTTCGCTCTTCATGTCAACTCCTTCAGTTTCGCTTTTATCGCGTCGGTCACGGCCTGGTCGTAGCCCATCCGCCAGACTCGCATCAGCACCTCATGCTTGGCGGGTGTCTCCGCAAAGATTGTCAGAAAATCCCGCACCTCGGCGGGCACTCGTTCTTGAATCCGGGCGGCCTCCATCACCCGCCCCACATCGCTTCGCGCTCGGCGTCACGCATCGCCGCCGGCGTGACGTAGTCGCGAATCATCGACTCGAGGCGCTGCGCGATCTCGGCGCCGCGCGAGCTGTCAGCAATCAGTTCCATGATCGCGACGCGCACAAGGCCGGCGTTCTGTCCGATGGCCTCCTCGACCTCGCTGCCGTCGCCGCCGTCGGTGCCGGCCAGCATTCGGTCGACGCGCGCCTCGATGGCCTCGGCCAGGCGCTCGCCCCATGCGCAGCTCGCGTCGTACTGAGCGGCCGCGCCGATGATCATGCCGTTTTCGATCATTGCATCTCCTGGACGTTTCAAGGCCTTCTACCTGCGCTCGACCGCGGCGCAGTCGATCACGGGCATGCACTCCCCGACCAGCGCGTCCCAGACGGGCCTGGGGATCGCCTCGGTGCGCTGGCCGGGGTAATCGCGCAGCAGGATATCGCGCAGGGCGTCCGCCTCGTGATAGGTGGCTTCCTCGGGCATCAGGTAGAGAAGCTGCCCGAGGTTGAGGCCGCGTTCGATCAGCATGAGGTCGCCTCGGCGTGCAGGCCATACGACGCGCGCAGGCGCTCGGTCATGGCGGGGTCTTCGATCACGCATTGAGCAGCGGTCAACGCCGCCAGCCGGAATCGCCCGGACGACAGCGCGTCGAGCGTGCCGTGGTCGGCGCGCATCCATGCTTCGATAGATGCCGGGTCGAAGTCCGGGGCGATGGTGGCGATGCGGTCGCGGTAGCTCATTCCGCAGCATCCAGACCGATGTCGAACAGCGCGGCGTTCAGCGCAGCGTACAGATCGCTGTCCGTCTGCACGTTGGCCCAAGAATGGGAACCGTCCGGCCGCACGATCAGGCGAGCGCCGTCGAGCGAGGCTTCGCGGTAGCCAGTGGGCAGAACAATCGTAGAGATGCGCTGCTGGTAGGTCATGATGCAATCCTCGGGTCGCTGCGTGTAGATCATCTTGGGGCCGCGCGGCTTGCGCGGGGCGGGGGTTGCTGCTGCTGCGCGCTGGCCGGGGAAGGGCCAGGCGCTGGGGACGTTGTAGGGGCGGGTTGTCATGTCAGTGTGCAGTGATGCGCGCCGGGGGCGCGCTCGGGGTGGCGGTCAGAGCGGGCCGCAAACGTGATCGATTTGAATGGACGTTGCCTTCGGGAACGAAGCCTTGAGGAGCGCAAGGAGCTTGGCGCGTGGCGTGCCGTGAACCGGGAAAACGTCAACGAGCGAACCGTGGCGAATCGTGACGCGGTGAGCGATGATCGTCATGTTGTGAGTCCTCTCAGGGTTAGCACGCCGCGAACGCAGCGCGCATGGGGAATATGCCATTCATTGCGTGGTAACTTTCTTGACCTAGGTCAAGAAATGAAAAAATAGTTTGGGGGCCTGGAATGCTGTCAAGGGGGGTAAACGCGCCTGCTAGGTGACAAAAAGGGGCCTCACGCGCATCACGAGCATGTCACGAGCATGCGCGTGGATGCGCGTGATGCTCGTGATTTGGACTGCTGGCGGACTAAAAACGACCACGAGCATGGTCGCGTGATGCGGGTGAAAAGGGGTCGTTTCGGGGGGTTTTTCACGAGCATGGCGGGGGATGCGAGTGGGAAAATGGTCGGGTTTCTGACCGTTTTACGCGTGCAATGCGTGGATTTTGGGGGTGTTTCACGAGCATGGGGCTGTTTTCACGAGCATGGTTTTAGATATGCGAGTGATGCGGCACGAGACAATCACCCGCATACAGCCCCCCCTTTAGGGGGGGCTGTATGCGGGTGATTGTCTCTGCGTGCTTGGGGTTGACTGTTGACGGCCTGAGCGGATGTGGTAGCATCGCGGCATGGAATCGGTTGATACAGCAGTAGTCGATGCGGCTCCGGCGGTCACTCCCCAGGTACTGGGGGGCGAGGCGCAAGCGACGGCAGAGCCGAAAAAAGAACGGCTTTACATGCCTGACGGGCGGCCGGCCATGCTGACCAAGGACGGGCGGCTGATGCCTGCCGGCCGGCCCAAGGGCGCGACCTCTCGCGTTGTCCGGTCGATCCGGGATGCCGTAGAGCTGGCCAGCCAGCCTGGCCAGTGCCACCCGAAAGGACTGGCCGGCTGGCTTGTCGAGCGTGCGCAGAGTCGCCACGCGGCAGACAGACAGATCTTTGCCGGCCTCGTCGGCAAGGCCCTGCCATTACAAGTGCATGCCCAGCACTCCGGCGGGATCGCCATCCAGCTCGGCTGGCTTCAGTCACGCGGCATCGGTGCGACACAGGCCGATCCGGCCGGCAGCGTCACGCTCGAGGCCCGCGAGGTCGATGGCCAAGTCGTGCTCGAGCCCACGCAGCTCGGGGACGCGCAGCTCGAGGGACAGGGCATGGACGGGGCCTAGCCCCTGCCTGCCTCGGGCTGGGGGGGTGTCGGCTGGCCGACCCCCTACCCCCCGTCGACCCGGAGGTGGGGGGGTGGCGCAGAAATGGTACCTCCCCCCGAATTCAGCACCCCAAAAAAAGGTTTTGCGTAAACCTCAATGAACCTCCAGGACTACAAGCCCCGCGAAGTCTTCCTGCCGCTGCACAACCGCAGCAAGCGCTGGGCGTGCGTGGTCGCGCACCGCCGCGCCGGGAAGACCGTGGCGATGTGCGCCGACCTCGTGATCGGGGCGCTCGAGACCGCACTGCCGCGGCCACAGTTCGCGTACCTGGCCCCGTTCCGGGATCAGGCCAAGCGGGTCGCGTGGAACTACCTGAAGGAGCTCACGCGCGAGTTCTGGGTCCAGCCGCCCAACGAGAGCGAGCTGCGGATCGATCTGCGAAACGGGCACAAGGGCGAGAGCCGGATCTATGTGGCGGGCGCGGACAACCCCGACGCCCTGCGGGGCATGTATTTTGACGGCGTCGTGATGGACGAGGTCGGGCAGATGCGCCCGAGCGCCTGGTACAGCGTCCTGCGACCGGCCCTGTCGGACAGGAAGGGCTGGGCGATCTGGGCCGGGACGCCGGCGGGCAAGAATTTCTTCTGGCAGCTCAGGGAAGAGGCGCGGCTGAATCCCGAGACCCACATCCTGATGCAGTTGCCGGCGAGCAAGACGGGGATCCTCGACCCCGAGGAGCTCCGGGACGCGCAGGCGCAGATGACGCCGGAGACCTACGCGACCGAGTACGAGATCAGCTTCGACGCCTCGATACCGGGCGCGTACTACGCGAAGATTGTGGGCGAGCTGTACGAGAAGAAGCAGATCGGCGAGCACAAACTCGACCCCGAGCTGCCGGTCGACTACGCGGCTGACCTGGGGTACACGGACAGTTGCAGTTGGTGGGGCTGGCAGACGACCCATGACGGGTACAGGGTCGTCGATTTCTACGAAGCAGACGGCCAGCCGATCGCGCATTACATCGACTGGCTGAAAAAGCGGCCGCACAAGGTCGGGAACGTCTACCTGCCCCATGACGCACGGGCGAAGAGCCTCCAGACGGGCAAGAGCATCATCGAGCAGTTCCTGTCGGCGGGGATCAGCCCGCGGATGGCCCCGGAACTGGGCCTCCAGGACGGGATCGAGGCCTCGAGGATGGTGCTCGAGCGGTGCTGGTTCGACGAGGGCGCCTGCTATGACGGCATCGATCACCTGCGCGGCTACATGCGCGAGTGGGACGAGAAGACCCAGACCTTCAGGAACCGCCCCAAGCACGACCAGCACAGCCACGCAGCAGATGCATTCCGTTACATGGCCCTCTCAGTGCGTAAGACATTGCCAAGAGAGTCCGATTCATCCAGAATAACGCGGCGGCAGGGCGTTTCGCAGGGGGTGAATTACGCCTTCTCACTGGATGACATCTGGGATACCGGGCCAAAACAGACAACGAGGGTCGGTTGATGGAAACGTCCGCGAAGATCGAGAAGTCGACTGATTTTGCGGCGACTCCCGCAGGGATGGCCGACCGCTGGGGCACCGAGATCGAGGCATCCAAGCAGGAGCTCGATCCCTTTCACCGTGACGCCCGCAAGATCGTCAAGAGATTCCTCGACAAGCGTGACGCTTGGGAGGAAGGCGAGAGCCGCGTCAACCTGTTCTGGTCGACGATCAAGGTTTTGCTGTCGATGCTCTACGCGCGCCCGCCCAAGGCGGACGTCAGCCGCTCCTGGCAGGACGCGGACGACGACCAGGCCCGCGTGGCCAGCACGATCATGCAGCGGATGCTGAACAAGGACTTCGAGGAGCAGGTCTCGTCGTGGGACGGGACGATCCGGCAGGGCATCGAGGATTGGCTGGTAGTCGGGATGGGCCAGTGCTGGATGCGCTACGAGGTCGAGATCGAGGAAGAAGAGGTCCCGGCAATCATCGACCCGATGACCGGGATCGAGATCGAGCCGGCGACCATGGTCGAGCGGATCGTGGACGAAGAGGCCGAGCTCGACTACGTCCACTATCAGGACTTCTTCTACAGCCCAGCGCGCACCTGGCGCGAGGTGCGTTGGGTCGCGCGCCGGGTCCACATGACGCGCGAGCAACTGGATGCGCGCTTTGGCGAGGCGATCGCCAAGGCCGTCCCGATGCTCCAGGCCAAGCGCGAGAACGACGAGCAGACGACCAAGAACGACCCGTGGGCGCGCGCCGAGGTCTACGAGATCTGGTGCAAGGAGAACAAGAAGGTCTACTGGTACGCCAAGGGCGCGCCCGTGATTCTGGATGTGAAGGACGACCCTCTCGAGCTCGACGGGTTCTTCCCATGCCCGATGCCGCTGACGGCGAACGTGACGAGCGCCAACTTCATCCCGCGGGCGGACTACGTCTTCGCGCAAGACCAGTTCCAGGAGCTGGACGAGATCAACACCCGGATCAAGTGGCTGACCCGTGCGGCCAAGGTCGTGGGGATCTACGACAAGGCCGCAGACGGCGTCCAGAGGATGTTCCAGCAGGCATCCGAGAACCAACTGATCCCGGTCGACAACTGGGCTATGTTCTCCGAGGCCGGCGGGATCAAAGGCAAAGTCGACTGGGTTCCGATTGATGCGGTCGTCAATGCCATTGAGCGCCTGCGCGTCTACCGCGCCGACAAGACCCAGCAGATCTACGAGGTCCTGGGGATCAGTGACATCATGCGCGGCGCGACCCGCTCGGGCGAGACCGCGACGGCGCAGCAGATCAAGGCCCAGTTCGGATCGACGCGGATTCAGTTGCACCAGTTCTACATCGCGCAGTGGATCACCGAGACCCTGCGGATCAAGGCCGAGATCATCGCCAAGCATTTCCAGCCGCAGACGATCGTCAACCGCAGCAACATCCTGCGAACGCCCGACGCGCAGTACGCCGCCGCCGCGATCCAGTTGCTCAAGGATGAGGAGGTCTCGCAGTACCGCATCGTGGTCGAGGCCGACAGCATGGCCCAGATGGACTGGGCAGCGGAGCGGGACGCGGCGGTGCAGTTCATGCAGGGCCTGGGCGCGTTTATCTCTCAGGTCGCCCCGATGGCCCAGCAGGAGCCCGAGGCCGGCCCGTACCTGATGCGGATCATGCAGTGGGCGGTGAGCAAGTTCCGGGTCAGCACCGAGATCGAGTCTGTCCTCGACCAAGCGGTCGACGCGATGAAGAAGAAGCTCGAGCAGCCCAAGAGCCCGCCGCAACCTGACCCGGATACGGTCATCAAGGCGCAGATCGAGCAGGCCAAGATCGCCAGCAACGAGAAGATCGCGGCCTTCGAGATGCAGTCCGACCAGCAGGTTGCGGCACTCAAGGCGACGGTCGAGTTGCAGAAGATCGAGATGCAGGCCCGCTTCGACAACTTCCAGAAGCAGTACGACCAGATCAACAACCTTCTGACCGCGCTGCCGGGGACGTCTCAGGTGATGGAGCTGGGCGCGATCAAGCAGATGGTCGAGCAGAACAAGGCGGACACCGACGCGCAGTTGTCGCAAGTGATGACCGCGGTCAGCCGCAGGAAGAAGCGGATCCCGATCCGCGACCAGATGGGCGACATCATCGAGGTCCGCGAGGTCGACGACGAAGACAATGTGCTACCGCCTGGCGTGGTGAGCGGGCCTCCCGGCGCGCCTGTGATGAACTGAGGAACGCATGATCACAAAACAACCCGCAATGGAATGGCGACCCGCGCATGGATCGTGGTTCCTGCGTGCCGAGTCGCCGCTGCCCACTTGGGCGGTCAAGCGTTGCACCGATTTCATGCTCAAGATTCAGGCTGGTCGACGAATCGGCCTGATGCCCGGTGATACGCGCGACGATCTGGATGCGAGCGTGAAGGCGCTTCACGAAGGCCGCATCGAGCAGTGGGCTGCGGGGCCGCAGATGGACGGCAGCGGCGAAATCGAGGTGTTCCGCGCGACACAGGGCACCGGCAAGATCATCTCTTTGGGAGCATAAGACATGGCTGCAACATGGCGGGCAACGGGCGGTGCGATTGCGTACGCAGCAACAAAAGACATGCTGGATGTGTTCAACGCGACCGGCACGGCGCGGGTCATTCGCGCATATCGGTGCTACTGGTTCAACAACGGCACAACGGCGGTCACGGGTGTGATCACGACCGGACAGGTGCGAAGAATAACGGCGGCATCTGGCGGTACTGCGGTAACGCCGGTCAAGCATGACACCAGCAGCAGCGCGCTGGACGCGAACACGACCGCAGGCACGAACCGCACGGTGACCGGCACGGACATCTTCCGGCGCTTCCTGTTCGTCAACGAAGAGCCTGTGGTAGCCGGTACGACGCAAGCCAACTGGCTCACGCTGGTGCCGTTCGCCGAGATCTGGAACGCGGGCTACGGCGACACAAACGTCGAGCCTATCGTCTGCCGAGCGGCCGAGGGCGTGCAGTTGTTCCACTCTGGCAGCAGCACGGTCAGCACGGCCGATCTGGAAATCGAGTTCACCGACGCGGCGACCTAACATGCCAACGCTCAAGCACGGGGCGTGCGGGCATGAGTTTGAAGCCGCGCAGGCGCTGGCCGACCGGGTTCGCCAAGATGTCAACGGCGGCACGGGCGGCGTTGCGCCGCCGATCCAATGCCCTGGCTGCGGCGTGCAGGATCGATACTCGGCGTTCGTAGAGGTGATCCCCGATGCCTGAAACGCTCTACATCAAACTCGATGCCGTGGATGTTCGCCCGTTAGAGGATGCGTTGCTCGGCATCTTCAACAACGAGACGACGGACGACCGCCGCTATTTCGAGCTCGTGTCGCTGCGGGTTTCGCCGTCAGC